CGCAACGATCTCAATGGTGCGTGCTGCGTTGTGGGCGGCGGCGTCGGCATCCCACTGGGCGTGCATGTCGGCGACCGAAGCAAAGCCGCGCGTCTTTGCGAGGCCAGCGTGGTAGCGGCGCAGGGAAGGGTTCTTTTTGTCGCGGGCCGACACGGGCGACCACATCTGACCCTGCGCGCTCTTGGCGGCGTTGGCGCGGTCGGCGCTGAAGCCGCTCTTTTCGACTTTGCCGTCGGCGATGCAAATGACGGCCCAAGCGAAGGCATAAGCGTGGTCGCTGTTGCGGGTTGTGGTATGGCCGTTAGAGAATGTGGCAGTAAACTTGGTCATCTGGGTCATCCTTGTTTGCTAGTTCGTAGGTTCACAATACAACCAGCCGCGAAAGATGCAACAACATTTTTGCGCTTGACCAACGATTCCTTGCAAAATATGTATTGCGACAGAAGCAACGCAGGAGGCAGCCGTGAAGGCGCAGGAAGCACTGAAGCAATGGGCAGACGATGGCGGGCGAAAGCTCGGTTGGGTCTGCGCGCAAATCCCAGCAGACCGGGCAACCGTCTGGCGCTGGATGCAAGGCAAAACAACCCCGCATCCCATGGCGCGCAACAGGCTGGCCGACATCACCGGCATCGACACGCTGCGAGACGCGGCGAACTGGGGGAAAGCAGAATGAACCGCAGCGAGATCCTCGACACCGCCAAAGAATACGTCACCAAGGACCGGGCCGCCACGCACGGCGAAGCTGAAAACCTTTTCGGTCTCATCTCGGCCTACTGGTCGGCGCATCTGGATCATGCCGTCGCTCCTCACGATGTGGCCGTGATGATGACGCTGATGAAGCTGGCGCGGATGAAGGCCAACCCGCAGCATGTAGACAGCGCGGTCGATGCGGCAGGGTACAGCGCGCTGGCTGGCGAGATTGGGGTGGGGGAATGACCATCCACTACCACGGCACACCGCTTACACCGAGATCAGAGCTGCTGAAAATGGCGGGGAAACACTTTTGCGTTTCATTTGCCAATCCAGAAGACGCTGACTGGTGCCTTGCCAGCGGGCAGTCCGTGATGTGGGACAATGGCGCGTTTACGCTGCACACTAAAGGGAAGGCCGTCGATTGGTGCAAGTTTTACACTTGGGTCGAACCTCGTTTGGGTCATCCGCACTGGGCTGTTGTGCCAGACGTGATCGACGGGGACATAAATGACAATTTGGCGCTGATCGCTCAATGGCCGCACGACCGCGCAATGTCAGGTGTCGTTTGGCACATGGGTGAGCCGATTGAGCATCTACTTCATCTCGTTGACCTTGGCTTTTCTAAGTTGTGCTTTGGATCGTCTGGCGCTTACTGGCAGGTCGGATCTGATGCATGGGAACGCCGCTGCGATGAGGCTTTCAACGCATTGGAAACGCGAGGGCTTCGGCCTTGGGTTCACATGCTGCGTGGACTTGCGATGTGCGGAGATCGGTGGCCGTTTGGATCAGCAGACAGCGTAAATGTAGCCCGCAACTACAAAGACACATCGACATGCCCCGAAAGGATGGCACGTCGGATCGACTCAATCCAATGCCCGCCGAAATGGAAAATGCGGGCGCAACAGATGGGGCTTTTTGAATGATTGGATATCTTGCACTGGCGGCATACGCTGCTACCGTGCCAGCGGCTAACTGGATGATTGGCAACATAGGACAGTGCGTGCCTGATGGCCCTTGCTTGATCCCGGTAGGGTTCGGCCTAATGGCACCATCTGGCGTTCTCCTGATTGGCGTTGCCCTTGTGCTGCGCGATGCCGTTCATCGCTTGCTCGGCTGGAAGTGGGCAATTGCTGCTATAATTGTCGGCGCTGGCCTGTCGTTTCAGTTTTCTCCAGCTTCCATTATCATCGCATCAGTCGCAGCGTTTGTTTTGTCAGAACTGGCAGACTTCGCGGTATATGCGCCGCTGCACCGCAAACGCCTTGCGCTTGCTGTCATGCTCTCTGGCATTGTCGGCGCGGCGGTTGATAGCGCGGTGTTCTTGTGGCTGGCCTTTGGCTCTCTTGATTTCATTGCTGGCCAGATCGTCGGGAAACTGTGGATGACTGCACTGGCGACGACTGTGATCGTTGCGACTCGGAAGGTGCGCACATGACCATCATCCTCGGCATCGACCCCGGCAAGCAGGGAGCTTTCGCCGTGCTGGACTGCGACGAAATGCAGGTCACGACGCACGACATGCCAGGCACGCTCGACGAAAAGCGGGCGCTGATTTCGGCCATCGGTCTAGTCAAATGCTGCTGGCTGGAGCGTCCGTTTTTCCCGCGCATGATCGGCATCAAAAACGCCGTCACCATCGCGCAGGCATACGGCGAGCTGAAAGCCTGCCTGTTCTTCGCTGGCATCCCGACCTTCGAGGTTGACCCGTCAGCGTGGAAAAAGACCATGCGGTTGTCGACCGACAAAAACGCCAGCCGCGCGCTGGCCAGCCAATACTTCCCCGACTGCTCGGATCAGTGGGCGCGGGTGAAAGATGATGGCCGGGCCGAAAGCGCTTTGATTGCACTCTATGGGAAGATGAAAAAATGATCCGCGACCTCTCAAACACCGAATACCACGCACGCCCGGAGATCAGCAGCAGCGACGTAAAGCTGGTCGCCAGCAAATCCTTGCTGCACTGGAAGAACAAGGTTTACAAATCCAGCGCGGCCTTCGCTCTCGGCAGCGCCGTGCATGCTCTGGTGCTGGAACCCGAAAAGAACCTCGTCCTGCGTGGCCCCGAAGATCGACGCGGCGATAAGTGGAAGAAAGCCCAGCTTGCCGCCGATCTTGATGGCCAGATCCTGCTGACCGAAGGCGACTTTGACTTGGCCGCCAAGATCGCCGAGGCCACCCGCGCGCATCCCGTCGTCGCCAGCTATCTGGCGGAGCAGACTTTCATCGCCGAGGCCAGCTTCTTCGCCAAAGACCCCGAGACGGGCGTCAGCATCAAGTGCCGACCGGACGGCTACCTGCCGCGCCACGGCATCGTGTTTGATGTCAAAACAACCCGCGACGCCAGCCCGGAAGGCTTCCCGCGCGAACTCCGCAACTATGGCTACGACCTGCAAGCCGCGTTCTATCTGCGCTGCCTGCGCGCCGCCGGGCATGAGGCGAAATCCTTCATTTTCGTCGCCGTGGAAAAAGAAGCACCCTACGCCGTGGGGCTGCACGAGATGACAGAACCCTATCTGAAGTCCGCAGACATCCGCGTGACCCAGACACTCGAAAAAATCAGCAAGGCCGAAGCATCTATGGACTATACAACCGGATGGCCACTGATTAACGCTATCGACCTGCCGCGTTGGCAGAGCGATGAACCGGAAGCCGACGTTTTTGATGAAACCGTTGACTTCTAAACTCAACAGCCAGAGAGGAGAAAATCATGGCTAACAACGACGACTTCATGAAGGTTTTGGCGAAGAACGTCACGCTTCAGTTCCCGAAGCTGAATCAGACCTACCGCTTCAACACCGCGCAGCAGAAGTCCGAACCTTGCGCGCCGACCGCTTCCAATGCGGCTTGGTCCATCGGCTTCGAGATGAGCAAGGCGGACGCCAAGCCGATCTTCGATCAGCTCAAGGCGCATTACGATGCCTGCCGCTCGCGCAACTCGAAAATGCCGCAGTTCAAGACCGTCTTCGGCATGAAGAAGAACGACGAAACCGGGACCGTCACCTTCTCGGCCAAACGCAACGGCATGAAGAAAGACGGCAGCCCGAATAAGGCACCGACCGTCATCGACGGGCAGAAGCAGCCGCTGGCCGATCTGAACATCTGGGGCGGCTCCAAAGGCACCGTGCGCGCTTGGGCCGTCGCTGTGGTCGATCCTGAAGGCAATGGCGGCATCTCGCTGCTGCTGGACGCCGTGCAGGTCACCGAGGCACGCTACGGAGATGGCGGCATGGATGATTTCGACACGGTCGAAAACAAGTCAGACCCGTTTGAAACCAAACCTCTGAACGAGCAAAAGCGCGAAACCATCAAGGAAGAACTTGGAGACGATATTCCTTGGTGAAATAAGAAAAGCCCGGCAAGCGACCAACTTGCCGGGCTTTAAGCAATGAGGACCGAGAGGAGATTGCGTCCGATGAAAAATCTACAGGCAAACCGTGCTATTTACAAGGGCGTCAATCATGTCTGATGTCCGATTCCTCACCGCGCCCGGGTCCTTCTTCACGCTTATCGACAAGCCCGGCGAGACATATCCCGGCATAAGCTGGAACGAGGTTGTGAAGCTGGTCCAGAACCCGCAGGCGAAGGAAAAGCGGGACGCCGATTTCTTCATCCCGTCAACCTATCGCGGCCACGACGGGCGCGCCCATGAAGCCCAGCGCGAACACGGAACATTCCGCGCGCTGGCCATCGACATCGACCGCGGCAACCCGTCGATCGACGATGTGCAGGACGCCGTGCGCGCCGTCTGCGGCGATGTCGGCATGCTGATCTATTCATCCTCCGGCGCGTCCGAGGCAAACCGCAAGTGGCGCGCTATCATCCCGCTGGCAGGCGTCATCTCCGGCGCGGAATACGAAGAACTGCAAACAGCTTTCTTCGACCTGCTGCACATCAACGGCATCCACCCTGACGGCGCGCTGGCCCGCTGCGGGCAGCCCATCTACCTGCCCAACGTGCCGCTCGAAAAGCGCAACGCAGACACCAGCCCGATCTTCTACCAGCACCGCATCCTGCGCGGCAAAACTATGCGCCTTGATGCCAACAATCCCATCGTGCAGGAAGCCAACCGCCGCGCGGAACAGCACCGCCTCGCCGCAGAGCAGGCAGAACGCGCTCGTGCTGAACGCGAGCGCCAGCGTGCTGATCGGCGGCAGAAGTTCCCCGACGAAGTCAGCCCGGTCGATGCCTTCAACGCGGATCACAGCATCGCGGACCTACTGGCGCGCTATCAATACGCACGGCGCGGCGCATCGGATCATTATCGCTCCCGCTATCAAACCAGCCACAGCTACGCGACCGAAAACTTCGGCACGCATTGGGTCAGCCTGTCAGGCTCAGACGCAGCCGCTGGCGTCGGCAGGCCG